TCAAACTCCTTACATGGTTCAGTCAAGAGAACGTGATAGGAGTGTGAATGGACTTCCGTCACTATACCAATTCCTTCCACACTCCCATCCAACCGAAACATTACCACATCATTAAAGTTTGCTTTCATGGGAAAACTCTACGTTAAATTTATAGAAAGTCAACCATTACTTGAGACTTTTCAACTCAGCCAAGAGACTTTCCAAATTTTCTTTACCCGACTCGATTTGTGCAATAAGTTTCCCTCGCTTTTGGTGAGTGGCTTTCAACGTGGTGAATTCAACTCCCAAGTCAATCGACGATTCATTTGTCAATGCAAACACTTGCGCGGGCCAATACCATTCCTCTCCACGAATAGAGATACCCGAAGAATTGATAGCTTGAATAACAAAAACAGTCTTGTTCTTCTTATGTTTTCTTGCCAAGGTTGACATATCCGCGTTGATAGAGTTATCAAACCCATCAAAGTATTCGTTCTTCTTGGGAACCCTAGTAAATACGACTTCATCTCCGACTTTTAGTTTTTTATTCATAAATCTAATTGAAAGTATTAACCGTGAACTTCGACATTCAAAACCGTCACGTTACCGTAGAACTGACCGTAGTAGAAGATTTCCCACGCTTCCTGACGACTACGAGCTTCAACCGGTGCGGGGTGATTCACATGCATCACACCATCTTCATCACGAACGGTAACATCTGCGCGGTAGAATTCAGTGTCGTATTGTTTAGTCATGTGAATGAACTCTACTTGGTTATTATAAAATGTCAACGATTACTTGAACATTATTAATATTCATTTAATTATTCACCAATGCGTGAACTCGGCACGAGTTGCATACGTGACCATCATTCTCTGGCTCCGGGCGACAGTCACATTGACCTTCACCGAACTGATCTTCCCAATCACTCAACAGACCTGCGGCGGCCTTTCTCAAGTCAGCCAGTTCCTTTTCCATGCGGTTGTAGTCAATCACCGTCTCGACAATACGAATGCCTTGCAACAGGTTACGTTTGTATGCGAGGGTTTCTGAGGTTGCGAAGATAACACCCTCGGCCTTCTTCAACTCACTCTGCAGTTGAGTCAAGACTTCTTCATTGGTTACGCCTTCGGAGATGATACACATATGAGTCACGATACCAAGGGTTTATAAAAAGTCAACAACCTTTTAACCTGAAATTTCCTGACACTCGGATATATCAAACTCCCTTGATGGCTTCTCTCCACCACACAACGTAAGAGTCAAATCCGAACTGTAATACCCGTTGTTAGAACCATAACCGGGAACCGCAACCGGATGACCATTGACGGGCTTCAATCGAATGCCGTAACCATCCACCTTTTCAAAGAAGTCGCCGTCAAGGTCAAACTCCATCCCCACGAAATCCGCAATGGTCAGATGTTCAAATGACAACCAGTGATGTTCACAACAATCTTGTCGGTGTTCAGAATAAAGAGATTACCCATTGCTAAAACGAATGGAATCGTTGGAAACTTGTGATACAGTTACGTTCATATGTGAGATATTATCGTAGGATTTATAGGAAGTCAACAATTATTCGTCACAATAGTCATCCGCCTCGTTTGCGTTGTAATCGGCCAAGTCATCCATTCCCGAACCATCACCCGACCATCCACCACCATCATACGGTTCTTCGTCAATCTCCGTTCGTTCTTCGTAAGCCGATTCCAAGTGACTATCTTCAAAACCAAAGTCAGATTCTTCGGATTCGGTGGTAAGTTCAATTTCGTCGTTCATATTGAAAATAGATTACCAAACATTTATAAAAAGTCAATACCAAGATTTGCTAGGGTTTTCTCCCTATCATTTCATTACCACTCGTCTTGGATTTCAACGAGTAGTCCCTGCTCACGTTCGGCGTTACTCCCTCACTAACAGGGTGATGGGAGTTTCCGTTCAGTTAGGACCGTCACGAGCGTTTCTTAGTTTCATATAATTAATTTACCAGTTATTATACAATTGTCAACAATTAAGAAACCCTCTGAATACTTTTAACCGTCAGAGTTTTGTAGTTGATACCAGAAAGAATATCACCCAAATTTTGCAGCGGAATATCGCCGTCTTCACACTCCACGGAAATGGTGTATCTCACCTTGACGTTTTCTTTAACCATCGCATCAAGTTCTTTCTCGGTGAGAATTTTCCAGTCACCGGTCTTGGTGAACTTGCCAATTGTATGCAAGTCATGACCTGCAAATTGATTGATATGCACTGAACCATCCTTGTCCACTCGATGCCAATCAAAACCGCCGAGCTTGGGTGCGGCCAAAAGTGCGAGAAAGCCAGCACTATCGAAACCAACGTGTTTTCCAGTTTCATTAAACGAGTTTCGGTAACTGTTGGTGTTGACAACGATGATTGTTCCCTCGGTGATATATTGTTTGTGATTCATATTTGAGATAATATAGAAGTTTTTTAGAAAGTCAACAGTTTACAGAGCCAACATTGTCCACCAACTCAATTTTCCGATTCAATCGTTCATCTGGTGGAAGTTGCCAGAAGGGTAAACTCCAATCCTCACGGAGTTTGAAAATGGCCTCGTTCAACGTGTCAAATTTCTCTTTGTTTGTCATGTGAGTGATATTATGTTAATTTTATAAAATGTCAACCACTATTGGTAGAGATAGTTTGTTTTTTTCGGTGGATTACCAATCACCGATTTGCATGTCCGACAGGTATAAATTACACCTTTTTCAATTTTGTTCTTGATTTTCGCCGTGACTTTGATGTGTCCAACACCACACCTACAATCCAACGCAAATTTCTTGAAAATCCGTTTCTTAACCGATGTAGTGTCGTAGGAATGACAACGGCCAATATCCGCAACTTCCAGATTACGCATCACACTCCGCCATTCAGGACCATGACCTTGTTTTGCGAAAGGATACACCTGAAAACAAACGAGGTGTGCGACTTCGTGAGGAACCGTCCGGTTAAGAAAAGTTTCAATGTTCTGTGAATAAAGTGTGGGAGAGAAAGCCACTTTGTTACCGTAACGAAACGCCTTTCCCGCGATGTTTCCCATATCACCAAACTCTATCGTGGGAATATCAAATACACGATTATATCGTTTTTGAGCCAGTAACAGGGTTTCGACTATTTTGTTTTCCAAACGAGTGATAAGGTCTTTGGTCAAGTTCATGACCAAAGACTATACCAGTTTTATAAAATGTCAACGATCTCGTTTATTTATTTTTAGTTTCCACCCATGTATTGACCGAACTCATACACACTCATGGTTTCTGCTTGTTGGACCTTGCCTGGCTCAAGCCAGACAGTAATACAAAGCATGGCTCCATCTGTCTTGCCTGCCCAGATAAACGGATTGGGCACGTTTTCGAGATTCTTGCCTTGAAATTTGATATTCATAATTACTTCCACCACCGTTTCTCAGCTTCTCTTGTTCTTTCTCTTTCTCTTTCTGTTGCCAACCGTTCTTGAGCCAAAGATGTCTCCAACCTAGCTACTTGAAGTTGCAATTGGTGAATCTCCATATTGAGTGTTTCCACATCACTTTCCACTTCATCTTCATCTTCATCTTCATCATCGTCATCCTCTAACTGACCATTCAGATAACCACTTATTTGAGTTAATATATGTAGTTCCTCATCTTTGGGTTGGCCGTCGAACTCGACTACTCGATGAAGAATCGCCCCCAATGCGACGAGCATCAGAGCATCTCTACGAACCTGTGATTCGTAACTGATTTCGGTTGGTTGTTCTACTGGTTTTGTTGGTTCTGTATCCATTAAAGTTAAAATAACACCGATGGGCCGGTTGTCAAGAGTGGAAGTTTGTGTTACGAAGTAAGTCACTAAGACCTTCGATGCGCAAACGATACTCATCAATCTTTGCTTGTGGATAACCGGGGATATTGACAATCACCGTTATAATTCCAAGAGCCGTTCCACCAAATACACCCATTTCATTCAAGTTCTTGGCATTAGAGTAGTTACACAACGTCTCATTCATGAGAGTTTCGATTTGTTCGGTGCTAACGGCGAAGTATTCGTTCATTGTGAAAACGGGTTATATTAAGTCGTTGAATTGTCAACTATTAAATCAATCCCATTACCAACAACCAACTGGCCGCACCGTATTCGTCGTGACCATCCGGTTCAACCTTCGCACCTGTCACCGTTGTCATAACACCAGCGTCATTGGCCTTTTCCATGGCTCGGAGACTCGGAGCCTTGCGAAACTTGACGGATGAACTCTTGACGGTGAGGTGAAGATGAGACACAGACAACGGACGTTCAATGCCGTTGTGCATGAAATAAGCACGAGCAGGCTTCTCTGTCTTGAAGTAGAGTTGAATGGTGGTGCCCATGGGGATAACCACCGGAGTTGCGGCCTTGGCGAAGTTCAACTCACGAATCGTTGTGCAAGTGATAGTGTTCATTGTGTAAATACATTATATTAAGTTGCGCCGATTGTCAATACTTGATTTTATACTTAATTCCGACTTCATCCAGACGTTTCAAATCGTCATCGGAGATAACCACTTCAACCGTAGTCAATCAGAAACAGCAAACCTTTGCTATATTTTCTGATTTGGTTATCGGATGGATTGTCGGCCAGATTGCTGACTATCTTGACACCGTTGAATTGTCAAGGAATATACCAAACGGGAGCACCAATATTTGTATCATATTCCCCAACCACGGCTGATGTAGCATGACCTTGTTCTTTCAACTTCGCAACCCACTTCTCAACACGTTCTTTGGTAACGTGTTTGTCAAAGTAAATCAGTGCAGCGACTTCGGTGATGTTGATGGATGATTTAGGCATAATTTTGTTTTGTGCTGTGTTGAGGTTCTGCGAACTGCGGCTTTGGTGCCACTCGACTCGTCAGTGCTGGAGAAACCAGCAGACGCGGGAGAATCCCGCGTTTCGTCGTTCCTATTCTTCTACAATCGCAATGACGGACTTGAGCGCGTAGGTCAGACCACCTTCACTGCTCTCGATGCTGATTACATTTTTCCGTTGACCGTCAATCGTGATGACGAAGTTGATGGTGTCCGTGGTGGTAACCGACCATGTGATTGAACCACCGCAAATAAAGCCGGAGTAGCTTCCGTTCTTGGACTTCTTCACTTCGCTGATGTAGTTCGACAGCGATTGCTTAATACGTGCGTTGACTTCGGTATTTGGTTCTTTGTTCATTGTGAAAAAAGACTACACCAAAACGATAAAATGTCAACTTACTTTCTCTAGTTTTTTCAAACTATTTTCCGCCTGTTGCATGGCCCAATCCAACTTCTCCCTTGGCACTTCATTTATATCCATAGCCACGGTATCTTCCACACTCCGTTTACCATTTTTACGACCATACATCATACGAAAGACAAACTGCCAACCCTCTGGCATCTTAACCAGATTCGTTCTAAGATACTCTCGTGCAGTTTCTTCCAAGATATGATTCATAAAACAAGATTATCAGAAAACATCAAACAGTCAATAATATTACCGGTGACCGTTATGTTGGTCAGACCAATCAACGAGTTGAAAAGAGATGGCAAGTTCATAAACGATGTAAACGAAATGCTCCCTTATACAATGCATTCCGAAAATATGGCCTTGACAATTTTACATTCTCTATACTAGAAACAACGGATAACGATTTGTTACTTGATGAGTTGGAAATCAAACATATAGCCAATCAACGTTCTTTTAGAGATTGGAATGAAGGTGGTTACAATCTCACAACCGGAGGATATGCCAATCGTGTAGTCAGTGCTGTTACACGACAAAAATTAAGAGAATCAACACGGCAATCATATCAAAATAATTCCAATAGAGGATTTCGTGTGGGAAATATTCCTTGGAACAAAGGATTGACTGGTTTAACTAAAGCCACACAAGTTGCGTGGAATAAGGGATTAAAAAATTGTCAAACCGCTTGGAATAAAGGTAAAACCTCGACTCAACAATATAACTTCTCAAATATCAAAACTCAAGAAGAATTTTGTGGCACTAAGAATGAATTTGAATTGAAATTCAACGTGTCTAAATCAACTGTCAAACGAATATGTCAATCCAAACATTCTACTTGGATAGGAAAAAAAGTCCAGTGTCTTGACCCCGTTACACTGGAAAACGGACAATGATTAAGCACTCAGGGAGAGTGGTATAGGTCCAAATTGTATTTTGTTCGGTTACAAAAGGTGTTATAAAGCACCAAAAAACCACAACATTTAAGGGATAGTTGCCACCTGTCAAGTTTTTATTTAATGGACACTTCACTAACCCTGTTCTCCGCCGAGAAAAATCGTGAGGGTTTCAGGTTAACCCACAACCTTTAGTACGACTACCAAGAGAAATTACATTGATTGATACGTTTCCGACTGTTGCCACATAGCATACCACTCTTCATGAGCTTCTGTCAACTCCGAAAGAGGAACGCCCTTGTGATAAATCTTCCCGTTGAAGATACCACCGATGTTTGCGGTCTTCTTGAACAAGGTAGTCACCCGTTGGTAACCATCCTTGTATTTGACCACTGAACCTTTGACGATTGGGTTGTTATTCATTGTGGTAAGAGATTACTTGATTATTATCGAAACGTCAAGCCTTAGTTGGCTTCATCTTCACTGTCTTCATTCTCATCTTCCACCACCGAATCTTGAGCCAATTCCACAACTGCGTCCAAGGGAGTGATTGCGGAAAAGGTTGTCACCCACTCACAATCACGTTCAAGTCCCGGTTCCAAGTGAGCCAACGTCTTATACCGAAACATTTCATATTCCCGTGGCGTCATAGCACCACGGCAGATGTCCTTGAATTCGTTGAGTATCTCCATCATTTCATTGTGGAGTTCATTCAAACGGTTTGCGTCGTCCATGTTGATATTCATTGTGAAAATAGACTACCAAAAGTTGATAAAAAGTCAAGGGATTTGCCGAGATTTGCTGGGGTTTTCTCCCCATCATTTCATTACCACCCACCTCGGACTTCGGTGAATGGCCTCATCCTGTTCGGCCGTGCCCCCATTCCCTAGTAGAGTGGGCGGGGCTTCCGTTTAGTTCGGCCCGTCTCGTTCGGCTTCATAAACCCGGTTAGGGTAAAGAGTTACACCAAACTTTGCCGTGATGATTCGTTTCACACGAACGTTGATGTACTTAGGTAGGTCTTTCATATGGGAACATGTTATCAAAGATATTCAGGTTGTCAACAGGTTTTTATACATCTTCTGCACAACCATGATGTCCACAGCAGGGACGAGGCTCACTATGTGGATTCATGTCCTTGTCAAAAGAACACTCACCATCGGTGCAAACGCCACAGATATGACAGCCCGGTTCATCGTCATCGGTGAATGATTTCTCAGGCATATGTTTGAAAGGTTAGGCCGCAACAATCTCGCAGCCATACACAGACGGAAAGAATGCGCCATGCTCTGTGTAGATTCGTCCGGTGCTGGCGGAATGTTTTGGAGCGGCAAAGTCAGTCACCTTGCTATTGTCACCACGAAAATCTGTCACCGTGTCACCGATTTGAACTTCTTGCTTGGTCTTGAAGTTGATGAGCTTGTGTTTCATATGTAATGACTATACTTGATTTGTTTGGAATGTCAACGATTATTTTACAGTCGTTCAAATCCCGGCTTGAAGCATTTGCTGAAACATACTCGGCACATGAACACCGGCATCTTATGTTCTTTGCAGACGCCACAAGATTGATGAGCAAGTTGACCAGCATCAGGGCAGTTGCACCGCTCCAAGTCATCCTGTTCAGGCGCACGACCCGTTGCCGTTGTAAAATCTTCAATTGTCCAAGTAGCTTCCATATGCGATTACTTTATCAGATTTTTATTGGTTGTCAATCCACTTCTTGCAGATATATCACCAAACTTTTTCTGGAAACCTTCAAAAATCAAATCACTTTCCTTTTCCCAATCGTTATCTGCTTTCAATCTATTGTAGATATACTTAGGATTAGAATAATCGGCATGAGCGATATTACGAGCGTGGTTATGACGTTGCCAACAAGCTGTTTGCGCTTCACCATGCATTTTTTTCAAATCACTTGGCCATCCAGCAATTTGTTTTGATTCTGAAACTGTTTTCATTGGATATAAATTACCAGAGATATTATATCAAAAAAATCATCTAATCACATGAAAATTATCACTTGACGAGATGATTCGTGCCACATCACATGGTTTTAGAATCCACCAAGGAATGTCAAGACCCATCTTGCATTACCGTCCTGCTTGACCTCAAAGGTCGCCGTTGAACCAGTGAAATCAATGAGGAACTTTGCCAGTTCGTTCAGGTCGTTGAAGTAGATTTTTCCGTTCATTGTGATAATATAGTAGAAATATCTAATTTGTCAACATTTGTTTATAGAAAGTAAAAATAATTGCATAGTAGCTACTGGTTACGGCTCTTTTTCGCTATTCTCCACGGCTTAAATTGTGGACGCTATGCAAATTGGTTACTGGAGTGCTTGTATTGCACGTTGGAATGTCGTCCAACGGTTTCCGGGCAATCCACTCTTGTTCTGGAGGTCACGAACGGTGGAGTTCTCGTAACGGTCCATGAAAACCCCAAAGGTGATTTCCTCATCCCAAGAGGATTGGAGGTTTTTACGATTCCAACCATCGGGGTCAATAACTTCAACACCAAGAACCGCACACCAGACAGTAGAAGTCAGTTTGATTTTCATACTTAATAGACTACTATTGTTTTATAAAATGTCAACCCACAATCGTCGAGTGAACAAAGATTTGTTCCAATTTCTTCATGGCTTTCTTTTTGTCATACTCATGACCGATGAAATGACACGTATCACCAATCCCCGTATAGATTCTCCATGCGTTTTTGTCAGTCGAAGAATCATTTGGTTTGGTTATGAATCCACTTTCATCACCAAAGATACTGATAACAAACAGGTTTGGAATGCTGCTAGTTTTGTTGGTGACTCGTTTCCAAGTAATCATTGGTTTCATTGGAAATAGATTACTGGATATTTATAAAAAGTCAACGACTTTCGTACGTGTGGAGAAAAATAATGGTCCATGCAATCATGAGCACCACTATCAATCCAAAATTGGCAAGACTAAACTTCTTGGTATCGAAGTCATAGATTGGATACCCAAACATTGAAGCAAGGGCACCAATGACGAATGCGCCGATAAGAAAGGCTTGGTGTGTCATGGGTTTTAGAGTATGTCAGTTATTATCGAATGTCAACAATTAATTCTTTTCTTCCAAGATGGCTTCAAGTGTGCGTGCGAAATACACTTCCCCGGTTTCGATGCCCGCATAGTAGGCATCGTCAATGTTACCACCCGCCGCATCATCGGGTAGAAAATCCTCACGGTCTGGACCAACCTTTTTTGCAGCGGTTTCGGTGATGAGGGCGACAATCTTCGCCAACTTTTCGTTTGAAATAAGCATAAATTTTAACGGTTAACCAACGAGTAAACCACACTCGGCTTACCCCGACCCGAATCAGTCTTGACTCGAGCAACTTCGACGAGCACACCACCCTCCATTTCCTTTTTGATATGGTTGTAGATGAGTGCGGGATTCCAACCAACACTGTTCACCAAGGCCAAGTCTTTCATGGTGAATCGCTCGGTAGCAGGATAGACCAACTCAGGCCTTTCATTACGAGCCCGACCAACCGGACGGGGTGCAACTTCCGTTTCATCACCATCATCGCTTGTATCCACCGTGGCGACTTTGCCTTCAACCAATTCCTGATACTTCACCATTGCGGCACCCAATCGGAGGAAACTCCATGCAGTGCGACCAAACTTCTCATTCGAGGGATACTGTTCGGTATCGTCCTCCAAGGTCTGCTTGAAGATTTGATGACCCTTCTTTAAGAGTTTGATACGAAACACTTCGTGATCCTTCAAGGTGCCATCCTCACGATGACGAGCATAGAGAGCCACCGTCTCGGTGCGAGTAACCTGTTTGTAGGTCAGAGGATTGGCACTGTAACCACCAGCACCACTAACGAATTCCGTTTCAAGTGAAATCATGTGAGTAGATTACCAGTGGTTTATAAAAAGTCAATAGACCATTTACTTTTTGTTCAACTTTTTATGAGCCGCAACCAGTGCCTTGAGAACGGTGATAGGAAACGTCTGACAACCAACTTTGACGGTATCCTTGGAAACAATCGCGGTGTATGAATCATTCAAGACCACTTCCACCGAATCACCATTTTTCAAATAATCCTTGAGATTGGAGACTTCAGCGAGGCTGAATTCCTTTCTATCTTCCAATGTGCGCCTACCGGAGATAACATTGACGTCAAAAATGACGTAAGGATATGCCGAAACTCCATTTCCCTCCATGGTTTCAGTCAATGCCTTTGGGCCAATGGGGATACCAGTTAGATTGGAAAGGATGGTGAGTGCAGCCAGTTTTTCAACTTGGTTGTTGACTTTGATGTCAAGGGTTATTTCACGTAGGGATTACAACCATTCACAGTCATTCCCACAATCAGAATGAGGATTGTAAAGAAGGTTGCGACGATTCTGACTTTTTCTTCGTTGAATGGTTCCATGATAATTCAAAAAGCATTGGGGTTTTTTCGGATTATCGAAGGTTTACCCCAAACCTTACTTCATATTCCCTCAACACCATCACCTTACCAAACTTCTTTTAATTGTCAACTATCTTTCGACTTTTTATTTAGTCCTTTTTGACGGTGGTAGTGGACTTAAACAAGAAGCCACAGAGCACCATCAATCCCCAAGCCTGAGCCCAAGTGATTGTGCCCAGTCCAAACAGAATTGGCATAATCCAATCCCACAACCACATCACCGGAAGGGCCAGTAGAGCACTGAATACCACGATGAGAATGACGCCACCCAAAAGAATACCGATTGCAGCAAAGATTTTTTCCATAATTATTTTATTGATTTGTTGTTTGTTTACTTCTTGAACTTGTTAACGACATTGGTCAGATTCAACACGCCGTCATGGGAGAAGGTGATTCCCTCAACCGTCACACCGTCAGCGGATACAATGGCCTGATAACCATTTCCAACGTCAACGGATTCATCGGAAGGTTCAAGCAGGAACTCGAGCAACTCACCCAAACGAGCCACGGTGAAGGTCTTTGCTCGGGCATATTTATGACCATCTATTTTATTGAATCCTTCCACCACGGCGAGATATGGATATTCCCTAGTAAACTCATACAAATCACCACCTTTTTGCAAGGTATCGGGAACCTTGGCACCAACAATTTGTGAGAGGAATAGAATGGCCAAGTCATTTTCCCGTTGGTTTTTGACTTTGATGGATACGTCTGCGAGATTATCTTGATTGATTTTCATAGAAACGGAGATTACACGGTTTTGATAAAACTGTCAACCTTATTCATAAGGTCTGGATAGGATGTACCGTGGATTTTTTGTTCACCTTTGGTATCCCCATTGGTAAAGCTAAGGGTGGCTTCAAACTTCCACGCACCAACTTTGCTCCACACATCGGGGTAACAGTGAACGAATATACGGTCGATTTTACTCTTTTCAAAGGGGTTTTTCAGGATTGACGGTGTTCCCGAAAAACCCCACAAGGCACCATTTAGTAGGTTCATTGGTTATTCGGTGAAATTGTAGAAACCGACATAACGGGTGGTGTTTCCGTCGATGTCAGAGTTATCGAAACCATCCGTCTTGGGATTGGCCTTTTCGATTTCCGCGTGAATGGAGTGAAGCAAATCCATCTTGGCGTCATACTCTTGCAGCGACTGGCGCTGGTCCAAGGTCAGACGTTCGTTGATGGAGAGTTTCAGATTCGTGGAGAGGTTCGTTTTGTTATTCATTGTGAAAAAAGATTACTACACATTTAGAAAAAGTCAACAGTCAATCGGCCTTTTTATGAAAAAAGTTTAGACGTATTGGTAGTCCACTTTTTCCTGCAACAGATTGAGATTGAATTCAATCTCACGATACGTCTTGTCAAGGGATATTTTCCTGAGTGCGAATGGAGTCCACACTATCTCGCCGTTCGGTAGTTCTTTCTCTTTACGCATCGGCAACTTCCGTGGTTTAAGAAAACGAATCTTAATAAGTAGTTAATCGTTAGGGAGATACACGTCACCATGCAAAAACACCGTATCGTTGCGAAGCAGTTCATTCAGGGGAACGTCAACCAACACGTAACCCATATTCATAATCTGTTCCATTGTCAATCCATTATTCTTGCGAATGAGAGAAAGAATATGAAACGGAGTGGCCAGTTTGACTGGATTAATGTCGTCGTTGTCTTCGGTAAATTTCATTTTAGAAATGGTTAGCTGGTTCAACCTTCGGGTGAATGAATACATCATCGTCACCACAAGTCGTATCATGTTCCACAAAACATGGAAAGTCAACTTCTTTCGCATTGGTCAAGTTCTGCAACTGTCTGATATACTCCGGTTTATCAATTCTTTAGACATAATGGAGCGATTTTTTTGTGAATGTTTCTCAAACTCGATGGAAATATTTACAAAAAAATCGCGTATTTGTAAAAAATATTGTAATTTTACAAAAGTTTAGACTATTTAATATTAGAATGAAGTTAATACATAAGTCATACAAGTTTAGAATCACTCCTGACAAAGAGCAGATTGAATTGCTTGCAAAACATTTTGGGGCTTGTAGATTTGTGTTTAATCGTTACTTGAATAGTAGAAAAGAAACATATCTTGAAGAAAAGAAATCACTCAATTACTATGATAATGCAAATGACTTGACTGTTCTGAAAAAAGATGAACAGTTTGTTTGGCTTAAAGAAATTAACTCTCAAAGTTTACAATCATCACTTAGAAATTTAGATACTGCTTACAATAAGTTTTTTAGAAAGCAAACTAAATTTCCAAGATTTAAAAACAAGTTTGACAAACAAAGTTTTACAATACCACAATCGGTGTATATTGAAGATGGTAAATTACAGATACCTAAATTCAAAAAAGGTATTGAAATAAATTTACATAGAGAAATTGAAGGCAAACTTCTTTTTGCAACAATATCAAAATCAACAACAGGAAAGTATTATGTAAGCATCACTTGTGAAGTAGAATATATTCCATTTGAAAAAACAAACACAAAGGTAGGTATTGATACGGGAATTAAGGATTTAGCTATACTTTCAGATGGTAAGGTGTATGAAAACATAAAGACACTAAAAACCAACTTAAAGAAGTTAAAATATGAACAAAGACAATTATCTAAAAAAGTAAAAGGAAGCAATTCCAGATTAAAACAAAAATCAAAACTTGCAACAATACACGAAAAAGTAACCAATATCAGAAAAGACTATTTGCATAAAGTTAGTACAGAAATCATCAAAAACCACGATGTAATTTGTATTGAAGATTTAGCTGTGAAAAATATGATGAAGAATCATAAATTAGCACAAGCCTTTTCTGATGTTTCGTTGGGTACTTTTTACACTATGCTTGAATATAAAGCTAATTGGAACGATAAGACGGTTGTTAAGATTGACCGATTCTTTCCAAGTAGTAAAACCTGTAATGTTTGTAATTACATAAATCAAGACCTAACTCTAAAAGATAGAGAATGGACTTGTAAAAGTTGTAATACTGTACACGACAGAGATTTTAATGCAAGCGTGAATATTAAAAAACAAGGTTTAAAAATACTATCTGGTTTAGGAACTAACTCGGATGTAAAACAAAAACGGAGTAAGGCGTTACCATTAGGTGAGTCTATGACCTCCGAAGCCCATCCCATCAGCTTTGCTGTGGGTGGGTAGTTCACACAAAGTCAACAATTACTTTGATTCAATAATCGTGACGTCACCTTGCACCAAACCAAACGAGGATGATTCCGCAAACTTGTATGTCTCTGCCACATCGTTGGTTGTCATTGGTCGAGTGAGAAGCCACATGTTGTCTTGTTTCCAAGTGACATTCACCAACTTGCGGCCCGGTGGCAACTTCTCGGTGGCCGACCCACCAAAGTTACGAGCACGTTGATTTTCGGTGCAACCAACCAAAACGAGGGCGAGTGAGAGAACGATAAAGAGTTTATTCATATAGGTCACATATACCTTACAACTTCCAATTTGTCAAGAGTGTGACAGTGAAAGCTTGGTCATCCCCACCCATAAAAACCAGTTGACCCACATCGTTGACAATCACTTCCCTGTTGTCAGCTTCGTTTGCGACGATGGAATAATCCCAACCATCCTCATCCGTCCAATTCACACAAAGAAATTCGTTGGTATCTTCACCATCTAAGTCAGAAAGGCCCGGATACGTAAGGACTGTATCATCCACGATTACAGCCGCAGCCTGTTCAAGACGTGAGAAAGATTCTGCAAGAGAGATTGTTTTCATTTGATTTACAATACCGGAGTTTTATAAAATGTCAACACTTACTTTTGAACATTGGATTTCCATCACCACACCTTGAAATAGAACACTGTTTGGATTTCGTATCACCTATTCCCTTTTGCCATTTTTGATATACTCCGGCTTTTTTGAGAACACGTATGACAATATATTGACTTAATCCCGTTTCTTTAGCAATCAATCTCGGACCAATTGTTTGATAAAGTTTAATTACAGTTAATTCCGTTTCTTTGGAAACCGATTTAAATTCCTTACCCGTGAATCGTATTCTATTTTCATCAGCTATTCTTTTTCTGGTTTTTTCATCTTGGGGATGTGGATGATTGTCATACCAGTTTTTTACCGATTTGGATATTTTATCTTTCCATGCTATTTCCCTGCCACCAAGCATGTCTTTCATATATTCACTAAACTCTTTTGTTTTCCATCTTTCTTTTAATTTAAATGAATGTAATTTTCTGTTTTCTTCTACTTGCCACCATTTTTTACACCCGTCTCTCAATTTATTGAGATTCTTTTCTCTATTATTTTCATTCCACGTTTGGCCGCCTGTTCCTCCATCTGTTAAGTTATACCCAATAATTCTATCAGTAGATTTGAAAAAGTCAATCCAATATTTTTCTCTTTCATTTAAAATATCAGTTGCCGGACAGGTTTCAATAATTTCTTTTTTAAAATTTTCCTTACCATATTTTTTGATAGCAGCACGAATCAACAATCCAGACCCATAATAGGTAGGATTGTTGATTGTGTCTTTGCCTATATAAACTTTATTGTTAAGTAAATTGGTCGTTTTGTATATTATCATGAATATAAATATTATTCATAAAGTCAAAACGACCAAGTATCTAATCTTATTTCTTGAGAACCTGCCAAAACAATTTCTTATGTTGGTCATTTGTTAGAGGTTTTGAATCTAACAATGTAAATGCCATGCCACTTCTGCCTGTTTCACCGTAAGACGATGTAATAGCTATGGCCGCATCTTTACGTGGTTTTATCTTCAATGGCTCGACAAACGCAGTAATTCCTGCGATTATTTGATTGACCTGTTTGGCCGCATCACAAATAGAAGATGCGTATCCACGAACCATCTCAAAACATTCCCAATCAAACAGTTCCACAAGTTTGGTTTCAAACTCAACATAGGTTGGACAATTTAATTGAAAATATAACTCAAGAGTGTTTTCAAGCGTAGCTTCTGACTTGAAACGATGCTTCACAAGATAATCAGCGGACTTCACCTTATGAATCATTTGTTGATTCTTGGAGTAAACGCAGACACCCTCTTTGCCCTTCCACAAGTCCACCATAGACAACAAATCCTCGGTTGACTTGAAAGTATAGGACTGAGGCCGTGCGACCTTCCAGACCGCAGCCCAAGAATCCAAGATAGATTGTGGAGTCAATGAGTAATCATCATGGTCAATGCAACCAATCAAAGAAAACAGTGGTTCATTACCATAGTTAATCACGATAACATTCGTTGGTGACAACCATTCAAACAACAGAGAGAAGTCCCAAGTGTTTGAATTGTATCGTTCCTTCAAATCATCCAGAATAGGTTGAAAGGCAGCCAGTTCTGCGCCATTGTCCAACTTGGTTGCGTCAACCGTTCCACGGGTACGAAGTATGAAATGGCCACGATTTTTCGAGATGCATAACAAACTTCCATCCATTTTCTCAATGACTGTGGTATTGGTTAGAGAATTTGGAACAGGAAAATTTTCTGGATTTTCTCCCCAATTCGTAAATTTTGGAAATGATGCAGAAACCAACTCACCATCAGAATTCCAAAGACTTGATCGGAAAATTTTGTTATCATTGGTCCACTTGACACCGATATGTTTCGGTGTAACCAAATACATCACCTCACCATGTAAAACATGTTCGTTTACATAGAAGATTTCTCGGTCAATATTACCAAGTGAAATTTTCATTTATTATGTCGATTAAAAGAGACTCCAAATCAATGTCGGACAACTTATTCATATCCGATTCCCAAATATAACCAATTTTATAGTTATTGTCAACGGCCAATTTTCGCTTTGTTTCGTCTTTATTCCAAATGTCAGATGAGGTCATTCGACCCCATGAAAATTGAAAAACATCATCTGATTTATAAATTTTTGGATTTGCGTGCCAGTAATCACCATTTACTTCCAATATAAACGACTCGTTTATCAAAAAATCGTAATTTGTTGACTTAATATAAAAGTGTGGTATATACTCAAATGATGAATATGATTTCCACGTATTGAATATTTTTTGAATTCTCGTTTCTAGTGAAGATGTGGATTTTATTCCAGCATGTAACCGAGATAACCGGAATTGTTTTTCCTCATCGGTTAGAGAAGCCCACAACACTTTCATATCAAGACTTTTATCGTTGCGTCGTTCTTCCGTCCACGCATGTTGAAAACTCAATATCAAATCAGTTCTTTCATCATCATTCAAACTTTCCCAAAACTTTACCATTTTAATTTTTGACTTTTTTCTATTATTTGGTAAAGTGGATGGATATTCTACGCCGTATTTTTCCAGATTAGTATTTTGTTTTTTAGATTCAATCAAAAAACGTTCGTCTGGAGATTTATTCAATAAAGCCTCGCTTATTTTACTTCCATTCTAGAAATGTCAACTCATCTAGTGAATATTTTACACCGGTTTTGATTCCCAATTGGAGAAGAGCACTATCAACCATTTCTCTGGCCCGGACTTCATCAGCCACCATTCCTTTTGATTTGAAGAATTCGATGTTAGGTCCACCGTTGAGAATACGACCAAGTTTGATACTCAACCGCGCCTGTTATTGGGTTTATCGCGACCACCCAATCGTCCGCTATTACGGTCTTTCCTTGCTGACTCATCACAGCATACCAACTATCAGGCCATAAGGCAATCGTTAATGGGCAAAAGTGGTGGACCTTATCGTGGCCCTAGTCGTCAGTCTGGTTACTGAGGGATTTTGGCTATTGTTCCCAAATCTTTAAGTAGAGTATATCAGTTCTATAAGAAGTCAACCGTTATTTGAACAACGTGACTGCTTTTTCGATGAGAACGACACGGGGAGTGACTTTAATCCTGACGCACTCTTTCACGTGTTCAATCACTCCGTCATAGAGGATTACCATAGCCAAAAGTATCGGAATAATGCTGTATAACCTTATGAAAAACTTAGTCTCATCCTCACAGTTACGACTCTTAAACAACGCAATAGTGGTTGGAATTACAATTAAAGCGAGTATAATCAATGAATAACTCGCACTGAATGCGTGATCCCAAAACATCCAAGTGAGATACTCATTGGCGACTTGGGGAGCTTGTTCGGATACCATGTCAACGGCTTTGCTGACATTGGTCTTACCAATTTCGTAAACCTCTGCAGTGATGTTGTTTACAGTTCCGAGAAAGTTTGTGGATAATACAGACATAGTTCTTATTCAGTTATTTGTTTTGGGGAATCAATCAAAGTTGTTACGTCAACTGCAAGATATTTGAGTAATCTCATGTTTTGGATGATATAACCGATTTAGAAAAAGTCAACTCAAAGTTTTATTAAAACCAACGTCGAATGTTGTGTCAATACGTTCTCCTTCCACATTCGCAAACAACCCGAAACGTCGAAAAGGGTGTTCCGTTGGTGGAGGGAGATTATTCTACGGTAGCAGGAATGTCAAGCAATTGTTCAGACAACAACACTTGTGCGGAATTGTATCCAGACGTTTCACTCTTGGAATCATACGTGGCCACGTCCCAACCATCAAGCTTAATGTGAATGGTGGTTGGACTGCGATACATGGTGAACCGGGGAAGGTTTTCACCACCACGTTCATCAATCGCATTCGCAATACGTTTGATTCGGTTATTGATATTGGTCATGTTAGCAAGTCAAGAAGATTTCTTCGTTATTTTCAGCGAGTTCAATCACTCGTTTACTGAATTCCGAAAGCAATCGACTGTCAGCGACTTTGTTCTCCATATCCTCTTTTACGGCCTTACGTTTCCATTCAGGCAAATCACTGAGGGCCTTTTGAAAGGCGAGTTCGTAACGACTGGCGGTAAGTTTAATAGGTTGACTCATATAAAATAAATATATCAATGTTTACTGATATGTCAAAACATTTTTACTAAGCGATGGAATTCCCACCGACACTGTTTGAAAACCAACAATCATGATTCCGAAAAATTACAACATGCAATAGACAAATATGGTATTGACAATTTTGAATTTGTGATTATTGAACGATTGGTTGATGATTTACTATTGATAGAACAAAAATATTTAGATTTTTGTCAATTGAACAAAGAAAATTGTTACAACGTTGCATTCAGTTCATCCAGTCCAATGTTAGGACGCAAACATAATGAGGTTACTAAGTCTCTCATATCAAAACGATTGATAGGAAAAAACTCCGGTGTCAAGAACTTCTTTCATGGAAAAGAATTTCGTAATGGTGGTTTACCACCAGACGAAACTCAATTTTCTTTTCAACACATTAACGGAGAAACTTTTAACGGAACACGAAAAGAGTTTTATACTAAACTCGGTTGTATTCAACAACAGGTGGATAGGATTGTCAATGGTAGAAGAAAATCCTATAAAGGATGGTCACTTACTCATCCTTCCACGTCTTCTTAAATTTATCATGTCGTTTGAATAACTTCTTACTCTGTACAACCCGCGATGATGGATTGAAATCATACGATTTTCTCACAGAGTGCATCGCTTCGATTTGTGTCATTCGTTGTTTCATATAAATAAATACTATCAGTTATTTATAAAACGTCAAGCGTTTGTATCAATTTTCTCTATTTTTTCCATCGCATTCAAATACTCTTGAAAACGAAGTTTATCACTTTCAATCAACCGTTGGGATTCAAACATCCACGTCACACACGTTCCGCCAAAAACCATGTTTAGATGACGCATGGTTTCCAACACCCAATCGGTTGAAAAGATAGATATGATACCCAAAACTGTGACGACAAACATTGCAATCAGACAGTGAACAAACGCCGTTTTAGTTGCACCCATGTGCAACTTTTCCAGAGACGCATTCAATTCCAGAATGCGTTTATGTTCTGACGTTTCGGTGTATTTCATAGGTGTATTGTGTATGCGGTTGTGTAAATGTCAACCGTTTACTTTTTCAAGAGACAGATAACCAGTGCATTTTTCTTGGAAATACTTCCACGACGGGAGAGAACGAAACGACGACCCGTGGAGGAAATCCGCACATGAGGATTCGTCACTTCGTCATACTTCTTACCACCCACCGGACAACGATACAACTGATAGGTGGTGACGGGAGACACACTACGACGATTGGACAACTTCCACATTTTCAGAAATTCCTCACCTTGACGGTCATTCTTGACGCGTAGAATTGTCTTTTCAACCGTCTGTTTACCGTGATAGACGGTGGTAAGACTTCCATCACCATTGTCGAGATACGTTGCGGTGCGAGTCTTGTGATAAACCGGGAGATTGGAGGTGTTTTTCATTATGATCAAAGACTACCTGAGTTGTTATAAAAAGTCAATTACTAATTTCACAAATGTTTATATTTCTTCAACAGGGACTTTTCCTCTGCAGTAAGACTTCCCACAGTTTTCTTCAATAAAACCTTGACTTTGTTTTCTTCTATGATTCGAGCTTTGTCCTCATCCTGATGTTTTTCCCACCAAGTAGCCAGTTGACGGGCCACGGGGTCATGTGCATCATAGACATACTTTTCACGGTCTTTCTTCGACATGAAACGAATTGTCTGACAGAGATACACGGTGGCTTCGTCGGCCCTATCTTTATCACCATAGTAATATTCCGCACCGGTTTTGGCCCAAGCTGGAAAGCCACACTTCATCTTTTTACCAAGGTGGTAGATGAATTCGCACGTGAGTTTGCTTTCCCGTTAAAGTCCCGTTGGTTCCATATAATCACATCTGCAAGGCATAAAATAGTTCTTTCTTGGTTAAAAGTTCACACGTAACACGATATGTCCACGGTCCAAAATATCATCGGTCCAATCACCCTTGGTGGTTGTGTCAACCTTTTTGACAGGCAAAACTTCTTCGCTGTCGTCCATGGCGATACTGACATTTTGATTCAATTCTTCACCGGACATTTTCTTGAGACGTTCAAGGAGTTGGAGATAGGTTATATTCATGTGGTTAAAGATTATCAGTCATTTATCAAAAGTCAACCATTACTTTTTATAGTGGATAGGATTATCACAGTCACCTTTATGGGTGTAATCGAATCCCCGACCCGTATAAAATCGCAGATACTGGCAACCATCCACTCGCGTCACTGCGCCATCTTCGGAGTTGACAACACAGTAAACCATGATGCATGAGAAGATTATGACGACAATCCAACCAAGTGTGGATACATCATGCGTCTTACTCATCGGTGTTCCTTTTGCAACTCGATTGAATTCTCGTATCTGTTCAGGTGTCATCGTGGTTAAAATATAATGGAATTCTATAAAAAGTCAAGCCCTTCCAGCTTTCACCGGAAGGGCTTTTGAACCTTTTGGAAGACCGTTAAGAATTAGGAACGGACGATACGATCACATTCCACGAAGAGGGGCATGAGGTGGGGGTGTTGGGCGAGCAAAGTAGCACGAGCTTTGTCACGGTTACGGAGGTAGAATGTATTGGCACTCAGCCCACGATTACGTTTTTCTTTACCAATAGTCAAACCCAAAGCCTTGGCGAGAGCAGGTAGGGACTTGGTGTATTCACGACGAACCTTACTCGGCTTCACACCACCCACGGCGTTCGCCAACAGGGTGCCGCGGACGGTCAATGTGATGCCCAGTTCATCTTTGAGAATGCCCTCGACAACCGCAGTGGGTGTCGGTTCGCTCATATAGGTGAGGACCACCAAAGAGGCCTGCCACCAGTTGTAAGGATAGGAAGCACTTTGCGTGGCTCCAATGGATTGACGATAAGCACGCACATTGTTAATGGCGTCGATGTCTGCGGACAGAGTGTTAATGTTCATAGATTTTTTAAGATTACGAAGTCACTTTATATCACTCCAAACAAAAGTCAATGGTTATTTTAATTTATCGAATTACCCCTAACTTATGAAGCTCACGATTTGCAATGGTTTCAATCACCACCTGAGTGCGACAGACGTTGCACACAATCAGATTGTCATAGGTGACAAACGACCTACCCATCCAATACCAATTGTAGATGAATGCATTGCACTTGTCGCACGATTCCAGAAAACCAGTATCGTCGTTTTTCAGTTCTTCAAGATTATGTGCATTCATACCGGGATTACATTACCGGTTTTTTATAAATTGTCAATAATCACTTTGTATAAAATAACCGTTGACTCCGAAGCATTTTATGATATTCTCACTTCGTAAGTGAAAGACATAGCCGGTCAGACTAGCGATAAGCCGCAAAGGATAGGGGACCGGAGGCTGATCTAATCACTTTAACGGTAACGTAGAATGTTAAAATAATTTGTATTACCTATTGACTTTTTATAGAAATTTAATAACTTACTGATTGTGAAAATCACTAAGAAACAAGTTGTTGAGTTTGTGAAAAACCAACTGGCCCACAACGATGCATGGACATTGCGGGGTTTGGTTCGTATCTATGAATTTCAGACTGCGGACGAGCAAGCCGTTGGTCGCACTCACAATCTAAACGGTATCGGGTTTAGTGGTTGCGATGCGGAAATTCTTTCTTCATTCGCCGTTCAATACAATTCCCGTGGCAGTCTTTCTCCAAAGCAAATGGACCTGCTCCGCCGGAAAATGGTTCGTTACCACAAGCAAATTGCTTCCCTCATACCGGAGGATACGCTGTTGGCCTTGGTTGAAAAATCCTTGGTTGAAACGAAATAATTTCAATTTCTATAAAATAACCGTTGACTTTTTATTAAACCTAAAGTAGTATTTGATCAATATGGAAAACGTCATTGCTAAAGTTGCAAAACAAGTCGCAGGTATTCAGGGTTGCCAATTCGCATCTCTGGTTTACACCACTAAGAAAACGGGCGAAACTGCTCGTTACACCGTCAACCTCGGTTTTTCCTACAATACCCTTGTGGAAAAGAGTGTGACGGAATTGGAGATTCTCATGGCTGAGAATGCTGAGGTTTGGGGTGAGTTGGAAAAGGCCGCGTCTGTCGAAGTGATGGACAGTCTGAAAAAGACCTTGGAAGCTCACAAGAACGGTCAGCAGAATGCTGATTACACCAAGAAAGACCAATACATTCCGGTGGCTAATGGTGTGAACATTAACACCGTTGACAATACGGTGCAGTTGTTTGGTCTGTTGCACACCAAGGTTTCCATTACGCCGGGTGTTTTCAAGGCCGTCAAGTCGGCCCCTATGACGATTGCTAAGAACAAGGTCCGTAAGCAGTTGAGCATTAGCAATTTCCGTGAGTTCGCGATGGACCTGTCGCAGTTGGAGACGGTGAAGGTGAACGGCACGACGTTCGAGATCTAAGTCGTTCTAATACGGGGAGAGTGCAGTTGGTTACGAGCACTCTCCCTAATACTTTGTGGGTGGGGGGTGGTACCTCCCAAATAGGCAGTTGACTTTTTATAAATTTCCTGTAATCTCTTTGTATATGAAAAATCCAATTTTGAACGTCGGTACGAATACCAAAACGGTGAAGGGTGATAAGCTAGGATACTCAACCGCGATAGCATATCTGGCTCCAAGTGATGAATCTGGTTACAATACTTGTCCAAATGCGTCGAAAGGTTGTCGCAAGGCGTGTCTCTTTACCGCTGGTATGGGTAATTTCTCCAACGTCAAAAAGGCTCGAATTTATAAAACGGTGTCTTTCTTTGAAAATACCGATTTGTGGATGAAACGTCTGATTTTTGACATTAACAAGCTCGTCAAAGACAGTACCAAGGGGGGTACCACCCCGTGTATACGTATCAATGGAACCAGCGACATTGCTTGGGAAGATCAACTGGTGGATGGTAAAAACGTCATGGATATGTTTCCTAATATCCAGTTTTATGATTATAGTAAATCAGAAAAACGAATGATGAAATTTCTAACCGGTGATTTTCCTAAAAACTATCATCTGACATTTTCTAAAAGTGAATCTAATGATGAATCTGTGATGCGAGTTTTGAAAGCTGGTGGTAATGTTGCTGTTGTATTCAAAAATTTACCAGATACATACTTGGGTTATCCCGTCATTGATGGAGATGAAACGGATTTGCGATTTTTGGATTCGAGTAATGTTATTGTAGGACTGACTGCGAAAGGGAAAGCTAGAACGGATACGTCTGGATTTGTAGTTTCACCATAAATTATTCAATTATGGTAATGCAAAAAAAGTGATGAAACGTAAAAAGTTCACACACTTCACTAAAATAACGGCGATGGATTTGTATCATGTCGTCAAAAAACAAAAATGTCGATGTGCATTAACAGGTCAAAAATTAAAAGCCAATACTATCTCGGTGGATCACATCGTGGCTTTATCTAATGGTGGTAAGAATGAAATTGATAATATCAGGCTTGTACATGTGGATATAAATCGGATGAAGTTAGCATATGATGATGCCACGTTTTTAGAAAACTGTCGGTTAGTGGTCAACCATAAATCCACTTGAGGGGTGGTACCCCCTTCCCGAAAGGGATTGACATTTTATCACAATCAAATAACATAAGGTATATATGAAGATTCAAGCAGTAAATAAAGTTGGTGATTCTCGTACAGGTTCATTGTCAGGCCTTTCTGTCGAGGATATTGAAAAGGTGTTAGGCTTTCCCGCAAACTGTGAGGATGATCCCGACAAGGTGAAATACAGTTGGGGTTTCACCGTCGATGGCGTCCGTTGTGGCATTTGGGATTACAAAGGCGGTTATCAGTTTAACTCATTCAGCACCTTTGGACCAACGGAAATATTCATCAAACTTTTTGGTGAAAAAAACGTGGGTTATTGAAAATTTTCGTTGACTTTTTATAAATCTGAAATATTCTCAATTTATGAAGATTTTCGTGACTCTTTCGTTTCTGTTTATCGTTATCATTACTTGCCCGTTTTGGATGGGTGCAGCAAGCCAGTGGGTAAGAATCATCCCGAACACATATCCGGGGTGGTTCTGGAAAAGAGTGTTAAATCCGTCTATTCCCGTGCTGGAAGAATTGAATATTTCTATGTAACCATCGTCGAAACAAATAGTTACGTGGTTAGTGAGGGTGTGTACAACCACACGTCTGTTGGTGAAAAGATTTACGTGGCTGAATAAAACAAAGATATGAAAATTGATACTGATGGATTGCTTGTGTGTTTAATACTCGGTCTTTTCTTCATAGGAACCTTCGTGGGTTTCCGAGCTGGAGAAGAGTCGGCCACCAAAAAGTTCAAGACAGAGTTGGTTGAACGAGGGGTGGCTGAATACAATTCAACCAATGGGGTGTGGCAGTACAAAAAGTAAAACAGGGGAGGGGTACCCCCTCCTAGAAACGAAATAACCGTTGACTTTTTATAGAACAGATATACTCTTCATTTATGCAAGTTAAAAAGATTACACTCGGATTCGTTATTCAGACGTTTGATACCGAAACTGGCAAGTGGGTGTCTCAAGAGTTTATAGCAAGCGATGAGACTGTCTATGAAAATGCCGATAGTGAACAGTTTGATGAAGATGGTGGCGACTTGGAAGGTGCAGATGAATCCTATCTGCCATTTGATATGGTTCAACCTTCTTGACAAACCTCGGTGGTTGAGTTAGTATTGGTGGTCTATGGATTTATTAAATAACAAACCACCACAAGCTGGCGTAACACTAGACTCAACCACCGAAGTATCTTGCGACGAATGTCATTCTACTACTTTCAGCGAAGCAGTAATGATGCGGAAAGTTTCCCGTATTGTTACTGGAGCAGCAAAAGATTCTTACGTTCCCATTCCCGTATTTATCTGCACCGCATGCGGATGTGTGAATGACGAATTCATTCCACTCGAATTGAGAAAACCAAAAATTACCGTTTAACCGTTGACATTTACCCAAACAACTGATACATTATAAAAATGAAAATGACCTTGCAATGTAACCTCGCTGAAGCAGCGGAAATGATTCGTAAATCCTGTAGTGGTGTGACGGATGTAGTCATCGAAACCACCCCTACCACCCCTGGAATGAATTACGTCGAAGCCATCTATCGTGTCACTCGACTGGAATTCCCCAATACCTACGCAAGTTCCCACAAGATTCCGGCAATCAAGCGTATGCGTGAGTTGGTTGGTGGATTGGGTCTGGCCGGAGCCAAAGCCGCAGTGGAACAGCCTGACCGGGCTATGATGTATTTCGTCACGAATGGTTGTCCAATGACGAACTACTGAGAGATAGGGAGACGAAAGAATTTTTATCTTTTCGTCTTCCTATTAGATACTTATCTCTGTATGAGAAAATACAGAGACTATACCAATGACGATGTAATTCAAGCAGCAAAAGCCGTATCCTCCCTTGCTGGATTATTAAGGAAATTAAACCTTGTTCAAGCTGGGGGGAATTATGCGAATATGAAGAGGCTCTTACAGAACCTCAATGTCGATACATCACATTGGACTGGACAAGCTTGGAATCGTGGTCAACAACTAAAAGATTGGTCCAAATACACCAAAGTAGAACACTTAAAAAAACACTTGATAATCTTACGTGGTCATCAATGTGAAAACTGTAAGTTAAAAACGTGGTTAGATATAAATATTCCATTGGAAGTTCATCATATTGATGGTGATAGAACGAATAACAATGTTGACAATCTTCAATTAGTATGTTGTAATTGTCACGCATTGACAAAAAACTGGCGAAACAAAAAACGATAAATAATGGGCATGTGGCGAAACGGAAGACGCAGCAGACTTCGTCATCTGCGGATAAAGATGGGTTTTATCCGCAGTTCAAAATCTGCAGGGCCTTAAAACCCGTGCCGGTTCGAGTCCGGCCATGCCCACCTTAAAATTAAAATTGACATTCCATAAAAATCTTCTATAACTTAAAACTATGTTAGACAAGAAAATGTTGTATATCCTCGGCGTGGTGTGGATTGTGGTGGACATTTGTTTTGCGTTGTTTACCGAAACAAAAAGTAGTGGTATGCTTATTCAAGCTGGTGTCATATTCGTTGGACTTGGAATGTGCGTGAAGAAAGACTGATACCATGGACACCGCAAAATTTACCTATTCAATTTCCCTAGTGGGATTGTTACCAACCGACGACAATGCCGCAAAAGCATTCGGCGAAGGGGCAACCATTGACCCCCAATTTGGCCCAGATGCATTAGTGAGAGATAGAGTGGATTCTCTATTCGTTGATGCACTAAGTGGCTTGTATCGAATGTTAGGCCGTTGGGAGGTTCAACACCCAGATGAGTCACAATTGACTGAGAATGACAAATCATTTCATGTTTATCTCAACGCTAAAATTAAACTCTACGAAACTTGGAGAGATGAAATCAAGTTGACGAATGTAGAAAAAATCTAAAACCGGTTGACTTTTTATCAAACCACGGTAATATCCATCTATATGAATTCAGGAATACCCGGACTTTTATTCTCATTTCTACTGTTCACCACAACTGTTTCACTATTGACATACTCCATTGGGCGTGCAAATGGTGATAGTGACGCAGCAAAGAAAGTTCTGCAGGGTTACAAGGTGACTGCGGACTATAAAACGAACGAGTTGAATGAAGTTTCCATCGTCAAAATCAATTGGGTCAAGTAAATCGTATGAATCTTTCTTCTTTCTGGAAAACGCATATTTTGGTTGAATTTCACCTCAAGGGTGGTTCGATTGTCAAAGTCAAGTGCAAGAATATCTCCTACACGCACAAAAACAATGTCCTTCAAAGTTATGAGATGGATGGCATTCATCCTTCCAACAGTCCTCTTTACATTCGTATTGAAGACATTTCCGCAATCAACATCATCAAATAACCGTTGACTTTCTATAAACCTCGAATATATTAACTCCAATATGATTACAATTCATTCACTCCGTAAGGCTGGTAACAAGGTAATGGTTCTGCACAAGCGTCGTTACTTCAATCCAGTGAATCGTCGTTGGGAACTGTTGACCCAATATCAACGTGATTTGTCGGCGATTCCTTCATTCGTGACGGCTGATCCCCGTGGTGGTGTCACGGAAATTAGGTTGACAACTACAACCGGCGTTGATATTGTCGCAGAGTCACGTTGTTCCAAGAGTGAGGGTTACAACAAAGCGTTGGGTGTTAAAATTGCCTTGGGTCGGGTACTCAATGAGGCGAATCAACGAACTGTAAGTGTCGTGACATAAGTTCTTTCCAAGTTTAAATCCAAACTTGGTGGTGGAGGCGCCTCTGTTTGACAGACGGTCCCAATGGTGCTAACAACCATTCAACTGTTAGTGGTGGTGAATGGACCATGAGCACCGGTAGAAATATCGGTGCTCATTTTTATTTTGGTCCAAAGATGTCTTTCCAACACTTGTCGCAAAATCTAATGGAGTCTGGAATATCTTCTTCAAAACATCTCAAACACTTACGACTTAGGTACATAAAAAAACTCTTCATACTTTATAAATATGAAGAGCCTTTCTATTTGAACAATCTAAATGGAGCCGGTGATAGGACTTGCACCTACAATTGGTTTACACCACCTGTTTACGAAACAGGGCCATTTCTGTTATGGTTACACCGGCACGACTATGAGCCAACACAGGGACATGCACCCTGCTATCTACATTACCAATGTAGTGCATCGCTTTCTATGCTTTGGAGGCAACTTTTCTTTTGTGAGTCAAATACTCACCGTTGTAATGTTTCTTAATGAATCTTTTTGTTTGAGTATGTGTAATATCTAAAATTTTAGATACTTTTCCAAGCACGCAGGTTCAAGTAACGATGAATTATTTTGGTGCTCACAGACGGACTCGAACCGCCAATTTCAGTTCCAATTACGATTACCTGTTTCGAAGACAGGCTCGACTATGTGAGCATTACATACCCATTAAATTTTAATCATTTTAAGGATTTCACTGGAAAATATTTTACGGATACATGAGTAACGCCAATATTTTTATTAACAAACCAATTCCGAGTTGTTATATCTCCATCCGTTATATAGAGACTGATCTCGTCTATCTTGATTAAGGTTGCAGTGGTGGGTACTGCCCCCACTTACATGTGCTTATGAAACACGTGTCCTTAACTAAAGGCACTGCAATTCGTCACTAACCCTTTTGACTCAACCAAATAAACAACTCGGATTGGGTGTCAAATTCGTAAATCTCATAACCGATTTCAAATCCATGTTTAAGCAGACCGCACAATGTTCCTTTGAAGTCACGTATAAATGTATTTCCTCTGGTTGAATATTAACACACTATCCGAACTCGTCAATAAAAATCTATCATCCTATGAAATTGCAAAAGAATTAAACTGTTCTCAAACTAATGTTCGTTATTGGCTTAAAAAACATGGATTAAAAACTATCAAACCCCAACAACCAACCAAAAGTCAAGTTTGTTCTAAATGTGATATTGAAAAATCTATCGGTGAATTTTATAAAAGAAACGATAATCGTATTCACCATTGGTGTATTAATTGTTTTAATAAAAGCACTCAACAAACCAACAATACTCGTAGAGTTAATCGAAAAAAGAAACTGGTTGATTTATATGGTGGAAAGTGTATTAACTGTGGTTATAATAGAAATTATGCATCTCTTCACTTTCATCACAAAGACCCAACACAAAAAACATTTAATTTAGATTCACATCACGTAGCTGCACTTAATTGGAAAATCTTATTAAATGAAGCAAATAAATGTGAACTTCTATGTGGAAATTGTCACGGAGAACATCACCACCCACATTTAAATAAGTATTAATGGTGGGCCGCGCCGGCAATCGTCCCGGCTATCTTTCGATTATGAGTCGAGTGCTTATACAAAGGTTTAAGCTTCCGGCCCGATTAAAAAAGTTTAAAAACCAAAGTAGGACTGGTCGGTAACGCTCCGACTTCAATTGCTTAAAAGGCAATTGCTTCACTTTAAAGCTTCAATCCCATTGAGCTACTGACCCGTTACGTTTCTTAATCTAACAGAAACGTTTTGATTGTCAAGAGGTTTTGAACCATTTCTCACCATCTGTGTTGTGAATCATTCCAATCCACTCAGGTTCATCACCATATTCGTTGTGACGATGAATCCAACCGTCTTTATTCGTCAACCACGTTTTCATATTCTTAGTAGATTATGACAACTCCACCTCTTTGTCAACGAACTTTTTACCACGTTGTTTGAACCGATTCTTTCGACTCCAAGTTTTTTGCTTTTGGTTAAACTTTTGATATTTGTAGTCTTTTGAATCTTTTTTCATAAATTTGGTAGTGGTGGGGAATTTTGAAATCCCGACCTTTCGATTATCAGTCGAAGGCTCTTCCTCTGAGCTACACCACTATTTGTATATTAACTTGTTCTATATTTTTGTCAACGGTTATTTTTAGACCATTCATCACTATGTTAATCGAACAAATTTTCAAAATATGAGCAATATAGAAGAATCGAACTTCTTTTAGGTTTTCACCATACTCTTTTGCAGAGAGTTGCCTTCCCAATCGACCAATATTGCGTTAACTAAAAATGGCTGAGATGGTTGGACTCGAACCAACGATAGACAGAGCTTCAAAGGCTCCCGCAATTGCCGCTATGCGACATCTCAATGATCTAGTTTTTCAGACTAGCACATAAACTTCTATGTTACAGCCGGATAAATCCTTTTCTTTTCGGTGGATAAAGCCGCTTGACCTGTCGTTGGTGACTGATTCTTTCGGAATCAACCGGCTCTGTGATTTACACTCTGCCTCTACGGAGTTTTTTCTAAAACTTCAAAAACAAAAAACCGTCACTTCTTTTTGGAGGTGACGGTTGAAATCTCTAACACTTACACGACTTCTTAACCGTTGCCTCCTTGGCAATCCTTGCGATTATTAAAATTATGTTTAGTTGTCATCATACAATTATGTCTTGTTATGTGTCTATATATATCAGACACTTTTCAATTCGTCAATTCTTTTTTCAAATTATTTTTTAGTTTGTTCGACTCTTTTATGAGTTGAACATATTCATGTGTATGACACTTGAAATACAAATAAATAAATTACGTGACCAAGGTTATTCCTATAACCAGATTGCCAACGAATTGAATTGTTCTAAAGGAACAATTTCTTACTTCTTAAATCCAGAAGTAAAATTAAAAAAACAATGTCGTCAGACTACTCACCGTAAAAACTTAAAAATAAAATACCAAACTATTCTAGGTGGTCAATGTAAAATTTGTGGATATAAAAAATCCAACAAGGCTTTACACTTTCATCACAAAGACCCATCACAAAAATTATTTGAAATAACCTCTGCAAATTGCCTACAATGCCTTGTTTTTATCTATTCCAAAAGTTGCATTCATGTGAATTTTAATTTGATCACTTCGATAATGTCTGACAATTCCGCCTTCGCAATGAACAACGCACCATATATCGTTTTCAAATTGTCCGCTATCTGTAACATAAATAGCGTAACCTTCTTTTTCACCCTCTACAATAACAGGTATTGGCTTTTGAAATTCAAGCATTATATTCTGGTAGCCACTGAATTTTTTCTTTAGATTTAATCCAACCTATTACAAATTTCTTCTTGTTATCAAGTTCCATCATTTGGGGAGTTGGGAGTTATACTGAATCCCAAATTTCGGAAGAAGTTCTTAAATGTGAACTTCTTTGTGCTAATTGTCATGCCGAAATCCATGACTAATCTGTAGCGGGCAGCCGAATCGCACGACTCCCAATTGGTTATGAGCCAATTATGCATAACTTACACAATCGCCCGCAATTAGTTGAGCAATGTTACAAGTATCTATATCAGGAATCTTTATGGTTATTGTCCCAACCCGTTAGTTTCATGCTTACATTTTACTCTAAGGTAGTCCCGATGGGAGTTGCACCCACATTATCAACGATGAAAGCGTTGCGTTCTAAACTATTAAACTACAGGACCATTAAATTTCGGGATGGTTAATTCCTTAATCCATTCCGTCTCTCGGAGTAGTTGCATCTACCACTTACATTTCTAACTCTATCAGGGTTTGGCGGAATGTCAAATCTTTTCATTCTCACGCCAATATTCTTCTGCCTCGGCTTTCTGTTTGGGAGTAACTTTCTCCCAACAATTGTCTCCACATAAAGGACAACCAGTGAGCCATGCATCATTTCCTAAACCTTCAAGACTGTATGGCCCATCCATATAACACCACCGTATACTATCCTCGTTATATTCGTCCTCGTTATATTCGTCCTCGTTATATTCGTCCTCGTTATATTCGTCCTCGTTATATTCGTCCTCGTTATATTCGTCCTCGTTATATTCGTCCTCGTTA